AACGGTTTACCTGTTGATTTATCAACGGTAGGTACTTCTTGATGATTTTAGTCTTTACTCCACCATCTTTCAATAGTCCGTAAGAAAAATTATAATATTGTATGGTATCTTTTTTAGAAGCTACCGACTCATAGGTTTCTCTTAGTCTTTCATTAAACTCTTCTAACTTCTCATGCTCAGTATTTCTGTTTGCAAGTTTATCGGTAATAGTTTGAATTTCCGATTCCAGATCTTGTTGCTGTCGTTGATATCCAGCGATCTTAGTATTGTTTTTAGAAATGCCATGCGTTAGTTTAGTAATCTCCTGAGATAGTTGAGTAAATTGATGCTCTCGCTCTTCCTCCTTTTTAATTGCCTCTTCTAGTTCTTTATAACCAGATTGCAACTCTTTTGCTTTATCTTGAGCACCAGCGATTTTATTTATTCTAAACTCCTCCTCAATGTCCTGCCCACAAGTAGGGCAAACAGTATGATCGGTGAAAAACTTATGGTCTTTGGTAATGGTAGATACCCTTTGAGAGATTTTTCCTCTAAGCATTCCCAACTCAACTAACTTTCCTTTAGCTCCTGTCACGACTTCTTGACTTATAGTAAGACCATGTACCAAGTCTTCTGTCTGTTCATTTTGATTTATTAAGACACAAATCTCATCTCCTATACTTCTCATCTTCTTTTTACTATCTTCTATTCTACCTTGACTTTCCGATTCTAACTCATTGATAAAGTTTTTTTGCATCGCAACTTTATCATTCAATGATTCTTTTTTTAGATCTAAAGTTTTAATCTCATCTCTAATATCCTTTATCTTATCCCTAATAAGTGCATTCATAGAAGAGAAAATTTTAATATCTAATAAATCTTCAATAACTTCTCTACGATTAGTAGCAGTCAATTGCATAAAAGGAACAAAGGCACTACTACCTAATATAACAATCTGAGTAAATGATTTATAATTCATCTTCAAAACATTTTTCTCTAACCACTTCTGTTGATCATTAGCATTAGAGAACTGATCCATACATAGACCATTCCTATGAATCTCAAATAAATTTGGTTTTATTGCTCTTACAACTTTCCATTGAGTTTCTGCAATAGAAAATTCAACTTCAACTCTACAATCTTTTTCATTTGCAGTATTGATCAATTGACTTTTATTGATCTTACGAAAAGGTTTACCAAACAAACTAAAGGTAAGTGCATCTAGTACAGTACTTTTACCTGCACCATTTGTTCCTATTATTAGTGTTGTGGAATGTTCGTCTAATTGTATTTCACTATAATGATTACCAGTAGAAAGAAAGTTCTTGTATCTTATAGTCTCAAATTGAATCATCTACCTTCACAGGGGGTGGAACAACAATATCATTGGGTGTTATAACAGCATAGTTATACCCATGATTTTCGCATGTAGCGATCACTACACGATCATCGACTTCTAAAACATGCATTTCAGGATAGTCTTGATCTTCAAGCATCATTGCAAAACGAATAGCATCATCTTCTTGTTCAAAAATATAAAGGATTTTATCTCCATTATCATCATGAACAGAATAAGCACCTTGATGCTCTTTGCCAGCAACGGTTAGGATAAACATTAAACTAACTCACATGCTTCTCGGTAGGTATCGTTCAGAACTTTTTGTATTCTTGATTTATCAAGATCAATTTCTGACTCATCTACATATCTGTTTAGAATTGAAAGAGTATCTTCAGACTCAAATGCCTCGAACTCTTTATCATCTGTCAGACCAAAATTTTCAACAATTTTTAATTCTGCTACATTAACACTATACAACTTATCAATAAATTTTTCAAACTTTACCCTATCACTCTTATTTCTTACAACCACTTTTACTATTTTATTTTCCAATTCTCTTGCATCAAATAATTGATAATCTTGATCATTATAAAATATAATCTTATGTAATCTGTATGGATTATTAACTGGAGTATGTTCTAATGTATCTGTATCAAATAAATGAAACCCTCTATTTTCATCATCAACATCATTCCAAAACATCTCATAAGGATTACCAAGATAATAGATATTGTCTTGACTAGATCTGCAATGATAATGTCCAGAAAATGTCTTATTAAATTTTTTAAATATCTCCCAATCCATCCCATGTTCCATCATGTGACCTGGAGTTGCTCTAAATCCATTCAACTCAAGATGCCCCATACACACAGGAGATTGTGACTTTTTAATCATTGCCACACTCTTCTCTTCATTCTCTTTATTGATCCAAGGTACAAGAAGAATACTTAAACCACCTACTTCTATAGGAGTTGTTTCTGAATATATTTTTACATTATCATACTCTCTCAATAAAAGATCAACTGCATTTATATCATTTGTATTCTTATAATATGCTGTATGATTACCAACAATAGTATGGACAGTGATGCCCATATCTTTTAAACGATCATAATAATTATCCTTTGCCCATGTTAATGCACCAAAATCAATACCCTTTCTACTATCAAAGGTATCACCCATATCAATAACCGTGGTGATACCTTCTTTCTCTAAAGTAGGAAAGAAAGTATTTTCATAAAACTCCAGAAAATAATCATGAAAAAGTTTTGAATTTTTTCTTGCTCCGAAGTGCTGATCTGTTATGATTGCAACTTTCATCAGTTACGTAACTTAGAATGCACAGCATCTTTGATACTATTGTAATCTGAATAATTTGATCCGTCAATAGTATTATTATCATCAAAGACTTCTGAATAACCAGACTTCTCTAATATCTTATTTTTAATTTCTAATTGACGTTTCTCTCTTTGTATTCTGCGGAGAAATGCGTAATGTATAATTTGCGTAAAGTAAGCAAAAGGATTTTGGGATTTCTCAGGATTAAAGTTATGTATGTATTGAACGCAATTTTCGATTCCATCAGAGATCATGTCCTCCTTGAACATGTAATTAACAAAGTTTGGTTTGAATGATAAATGATTAGCTATCTTTAAGAAACACTCACCTATGTACCTTGGTATAACAGGTTTTTCTTTATCTTGCAATAAAGCAATTTCCTTATCTTCCTTATATCTAATTAAGGCAGCAAGAAACTCTTTGTTATTTACATAGTGTTCGGATCGCTTACGTTTCGCCATAGGTCGTATCGCCATAAGTCTTTATCACTACTATGTAGATATTATAACATTTAAATTATTACTTGACAAGTTACTAAATTATAAGTATGATAACTCTGTCAGGGTTGAAGGGAACGGTTTAGCTCTTAGTATTATTATTCTTATAGATCTTTTCTAAAATCTCTTTAGCATCATTTACGTTAGAAATATAACCCATTCTTCTACTTATTTTAGCAGAACCTATTCCATTTCCAGTATCATGTACAAACTGTTGATGTAATACCATCATTTCTGGATCATTACATTCAGACATTGTTATAACATTATCCATATCAACTATAAACATATCTTCTCTACTTGTTTTTAACCAAGGTTCTACTTTATATCCCATAAGACCACTTTTAGTTTTCACTTCTGATATGCAAATTGGGTTAGATAAAATCAATATAGTTCTATCCTCTTCTTCAGAAGGAGCTACCCGTGCGAAAATTTCTTCACCCGATTTAAGTTTTAGTGATGCATAAAAGTCTTCTTCCATATTATTTCTTTAGTTGTATAGTGATTATTTCATAGTTGAAATTTTCTTCGTTGTAGATCTTAATCCTTTCTATGAAGTGATTTAATGTGTAATTTCTTCTTGTATTTGTAACACAGTCATCCGCAACATCATATAGTGTTGCCTTTACTTTGTCCTTTCCTTTTCTTAAGACCCTACCGATGGACTGGAGATTTCTAATTCTGGACTTGGAGGGACTGGCGAAGATGATGTTGTGCAGCCGCTTAATGTTAATCCCAGTACTAAAAGTACCATAACTCGCAATGATGATCGCATTTGTTTGTTCCTCTGTGATTTCTCTGACCTTTTCTCTTTCGCTAGTTTCTACACCACCATGAATAAAAAATACTTTACGGTCATCTTTATTATTACTATTTATCAAATCGTAAAGAACCTGTCCATGTGCTTCGACTCGTGCAAACAGTACAAGAGTGTTTCCTTTCAAATCTAAAGTTAGGTTTTTAATAAAATTATTTCTTTGAGGATGAGTAATTAAATATTCTATCTCATCATTATATGTTTCAAATTTTTGTGGTGGGTGTTTTAATACTAAACATTGAATATCTAACTGAGAAAGATGTCCTTGCTTCATCAGTTCATCTGTTCTAGTCACCTTATATGCTGGTCCAAATAACCCTTCTAACACCCATTTATGCGTCTGTGTGCCATCTAATGTTCCAGTAAAACCAAATCTATACTTAGCATGGTGTAGTTTTGTCATTATAGATACTAATGACTTCGACTTAAATAGGTGAGCTTCATCTCCTATAACTACATTATAATCTTCAAAGAAAGATCTTTCTAGTTTATAAACAGATTGCCAAGTCGTAATTGTAACTGGCAAATGATTTGATTTTTCCTTTCCTGCATATATTAAATGGCAATATGACTCAGCATCCCAACCATAATCAAAAAAGTCCTTATACATCTGTTCTACGAGTGATGTCGTTGGAACAACTAAAAGAATTTTTTGCCCTTTCTCAACGTAATATCTTACAAGAGAATATATCATCAAAGATTTGCCTGAAGCAGTGGGTGATATCAATAGCTTTCTATTATGTTTTAAGGCATCGTATACTCCCTCTACTTGGTACTTCCTGGGTTGATGATTGCAAATAGACTGCATATAATCTTTAACACCACCATATGATATTCCCTCATTCTCTTCATAGGGAGTACCATAGTAATCGTTATCTGCAAACTTATATGTGTAATCGTGCCTATCACAGAAAGCAATTATCTTATCTAACAGTCCTACATATATCTTCTTTGTTCTCATATCGAATAGGTGGATCTCTCCATTCCAATTCCTATTCCGATATTGTGGCATAAACTTTGCACCCTCTACCTCAAAGGTAAAGTGGTCTCTTAACTCATACTCAATATGAGGTTCTGAATCAATTTTTAAAAATACTTCGTTAGACTTAGATATAACGATATTAGCAGACGTATCAATCACCTAGTACATGCGTCTAGGGGTATTTATGAACCTATGTCAAGCCTGTAATAAATGCCATAACTTTTCATAATCCATTTTGGCATATAGATAATTATCAATATGATGTTGGATATTAGAATTTTTTAGATGGAACTGTCCTTCTCCAGTATTACCTCTATGCTGTTTATCTGAGTATTGTATATTAGGATCTTTACTGATGGTTTCACTTGGTATCTCAAAGACATAAATCATATCTTTAAAGAACACTCCATACCAAAGTATATCAAAGCAACCAGTTTTTACTTGCTGGATATTACAATCCCATCTCTGTTCTAATTTATTTTTATCCTCTATCAATCTTACCGAG